GGTGAACAGAACAACGTCGGCTCCGCCTGCGGTGGCTGTTTTTACGTCGTTTTTGAATGCCATTCGTTAGCTTCCAAAGATAATGGCGAAGGCGACAGACTGCGATGGTGTCGCAAAGGCGGTGGCGTTTTCCGAAGCGGCAGTGCCAAGGTCGCCGGGCTGAACGGCTGTGTCGGCTAGGCTGCCTTGCGCGGATGTGGCGAAGGCTGTGGCAGGCTGCGTGGCGGCGGTGCCGAGGCCGAGGTTTGCGCGGGACGTGGCCGCATCATCAACATCCGACAGATTGTTTACGCCGAACATCGCGCCGGCGGTGTCGAAAACCGCCGCAACCCACGCAGAGCCGTTGTAGACGAAGAGGTTTTTGGACGTGGTGTTCCAGTAGAACGTACCTTCGACGAGAGGATCGCCGTCGTTGTCGGTCGCGGGCGCAGACGCCTTTGCCCCGAGGTAACGGTCGTCGAAGTCGTCGAAGGACGCGGCGGCTGCCGAGGCGCTTGCAGCTGCGTTGGTTTCGCTAGTAGCAGCGTTAGAGGCGCTTATAGCGGCGTTGGCCTCACTAGTGGCAGCGTTATTCGCCAATGTCTGCGTCAAAGCTGTGTTAGCCGCCACCTCGGTGGCCGACCCCAGAGTGCTGTCCACATAACCCTTACGCGTCAGATCGTCGTCTGCCGTAGGGTTCGAAGTAGATGTGACCTTGTTCGCGCCCATGACGATATTGCCAGTCATGGTGCCGCCGGACAGGTCCAGATTAGTGGCAGCTACGCCGTCCACATACGCCTTTGTCGAGGCATCCGACCCGGCGGTTGGCGTGGCGACATTGACGATCTTGTTTGCGCCCATGTCTAGCTGGCCGGTCATCGTGTCCCCGGCTGTGCTGACTCTGTTGGCGATGCTGTTGTTTACCGTCGTGGCGAAGTCGGCGTCGTCGTTCAGCGCCGCCGACAGCTCGTTCAGCGTGTCCAGCGCACCGGGGGCTGCGTCAATAACCGCCGAAACCTCCTGATCAACGTAACCTTTCGTGGCCGCGTCTGCGGCGTTAACCGGCGTAGAAAGTCCAGTCACGGTCGCCGTCGTTCCGGCGTTCATGTCCAGCGAGCCGTTAATGGTCACGTTCTGGAACGTGCTGGTGCCGCTAGAGGCTACGTCTCCGGTTACGTCGCCAATCAGATTGCCGGTCACGCCGCCAGCTACGTTCCCGGTTAGGTTTCCGGTGACGTTGCCGGTCAGGTCTCCGGTGAAGCCAGTGTTTGCAGTGACGACTGTGCCGGTGATGGCGGCAGGGGCGGAGTTGCCGATTACCGTGCCGTCAATATTCCCGCCGTCAATGTTCACCGTAGGCAAGCTCGCCACACTAGATACGGTTGCGCTCGACAGAGTTGCGGTGCCTGTAACTGACAGGTTTCCGCCCACCGTCGCGCTACCCTGAATGTCAGCTACACCGGAAAGATAAAGATTTTTGAACCGCTTAGTCGTTTTGCCGAGGTCTACGGTATCATTCGTCTCCGGGAAGAAGACGCCATTTTCCGTTATCTGAGCAGCCTCACGCCAGACGGCAGCGCCAGCCGCATTACCGACGCAGGTGAAAACCCGGCCCGTCGACGTGTTGAGCCACAAAGAACCGGGCGCATAGCCTTCGCCTACGTCGTTAGTGACCGTGGGGTTGCTAGTCGCGTCGGTCTTGTTACGACCGCCTACGCCGCCATTATCCGCAGGCAAATATCCATCCACAGACGTGGACAAATTGATCTTCGGAGCATTGCCGGTGGAACCGTCGTGGAGATGGCCCGACGAGGCGTCGAAGGCGGCAGCAACTTGGTTGAACTCCGCGTTGAGAGGCGGAGCCGTCACCTCCAGCCCGTTGATGATGTCTGCGACGGATTGACGTGTGTAGCCAGCCATTTAGCGTCTCCCTGCGAGAGCGAACTCGAATACCATGCCTTGAATAGAGTGGGGCGCGCTTTGCCCAACGGTCACAAAGGTGGCTCGGGCCGAGTACCCAGACCCCTGAATGTCCGACAGCATTACCGGCTTGGAGTTGCCGCCATATTGGACATTATCCCCGCCGTAGTCGATGCTTCGTCCGCCGTAGACTGTCGGCGCGCCGGTAGAGGACTGCGAATAGGCGCTGGGTTTGGCGACTTCAGTGTCGCCCCAATCATAGTCCAGAGTTACGTTGAGCGTGAACGGACCCTCTGCCCGGATGAAGGTATTGATTTTGTGAAGGACTTTTCGGATTTCAGTGTCGCCAAAATCGAGGTAGGGCGTGGAATAGATTGATACAATATCCTCGCCGTCGAAATTGTTGCCAACTTCTTGGCGGTACACCCGACCGTCGTAGTCGCCGTGCAGGACAAATTCTTCTCGGCCAATGTATTCCGAAGACGCACAGCTTGCGCGGAACCCCAGAAGGTCAGCGTACTCCCAGCCAATCTGGCCCCCACGGTCAGTAAGTCCGCCCAGAACCCCGACGCTGTTGATGCGGTCCACCGCGTCGTCGCCTAGAAAGTAACGAACCTGAGACTTGGAACGGACGACAACACCATTGAGCGTATCCAGATCGTTTTCAGCAATAAGCTGCAGCAGCCGCCCTTGAATAGGCTTGGAGATGGTCTCAAGCTCAACGTCCCCAATACGGCTTGTACCGGCCACCGGGCGAAAACCGTCAGGAGCAAGAAAGATAAGGTCGCCGCCAATCTCTTGGACGCTGTCGCGGGCAATGCAGCCCACATTCGCGGTGACCTGCTCAACCACGAAACCGGCCTGCACCTCCGGTTTTATACGCTTGATTGCATTAGATCCGAATACGAAGAGATTGTCTCGGAAGGGTTTGAACTGGACAATGTTGAAGCCGACAGGGATCTGCCCCGCACCGGCTCCAGAGTTAAAGTTCAACGGATCGTTCGGCGCGCTGTGGCAAACTACAGAGGGTGCTGCACGGTCTCCGCTGAGAAACAGGTGGTTTTCGAACGCATCGACCAGAGCGGGCGCGTCTACAGCCTGCGGGCCGCCGGGGATTTCTTCCGTACCGTCTCCCGCTGCAGTGATCTCATACCAGTCTACGCCGTCGAACACCTTAGCCGGGTTCACGCCATCCGCAAAGGCAATCTTGCCTCCGTCGCCGAAGTCAAACTGGACGTGTCGGATCTTGTTAACGGTACGGACGCCGTCAGTTGTTGCCTGCGAAAGGCCCGTGTCCATCTTCTGCCAGCCCACCAGCGGCACATGCTTGTAAAAGCTATAGGTATCCGCGTCAAAGTCTTTGCGGGCTGCAATGGCGTAAGCGTTGCCCTGCTCTTCGTTGCGGAACATGACGATGCACAGCACCTTGCCGTCAGCAGCCCCGCTGCCGTCGTCTACTTCTGGGTAGTTAGGGTCAAATGGCTTAAACCCCTCCACGCGACGGTAACCGCCGAAAAGGGACGGCTCGTAATTAACGAGACGCGTAGCCGACCCCGGACTGCTGTCCGCAAGATCGAGGCTATTTTCGTTAGAGTTCAACCCGCCCCGACAAATGACCTTGTATGATTCAAGACGGTCAGGCATTAAAACCTCAAAGGCGTATGATCGAACGAACGACGCTGCCCACCGCCGAAATTTACGCGACGGTCGCGGATGTATTTATATTCGTTAATGTAAATTGACTGGAGATCTTTTAGGCTACGCTCAAAGGCCTGAAACGCAACGCCAGCGCTCTCCGGGTTATCTTTGTACATGTACATGTGGTAGAGAGCGCCATCCACGATGAGAGAGTCAAAAGAGGAGGGAATACGGGTTTCGTCCGAAGCGCTAGATAATTGGGTAAAGCTAAGAAAATAACGGAATTTAAGAGTATACGCGGCGTCAGGGACTGGAGAAACGCCATAGCCCGACCCGTGCGAGGGGAACACGAAGTCCGGCACGCCTCGCCCCGAAGCGCCAGCCTCGTAGTCTTCGTCCCGGTGGCGCTGATACCATTCATCCCGGTGAAGATAGTTAAGAGCCTTGAACCCGACTTCTAGGCTGTCGTCTTTCTGGATTTGAAAACTGTTGTAGTCCACAACTTTGAGATCAGAAGGAAAAGCATATTCTTCTTGTCCAGCGGACAGAGTATCCGTATGCTCGGCAGCATTGAACGGCCACTCAAACTCGGATTGGTTGACTTTGGCTACCGATGAGCGGACGGCATCCTTTACTAGGGCCTGAACGCCACGAACCCCAGCGAAATCCGCCGGGGCGATCTCCACCTCATTCAGGCGGCGGAGGACTTGATTACACAGGTCGATGTATGGTGTAGGCATACAGCCTCCAAGCAAAAAGAGCCGCCCCCATAGTCAGGGGACGGCCCAGTAGTAGGCGTTATGCGATGTTGTAGGCAGTCGTGAACATCGC